AATAGATTTTCTATTGAATTAACTAAAGATGGTAAACCTCAAAGAAAAATGCTACATATTCAGGTTTATGGTATGAAAAATTCTTACGAATTAAACGCATATATCCAATAGGAAATGAAACTTACAGAGTGCATCATTGTATCTAAAGAAATTAAGGATAAATTTATCTTAGCTAAAAATAGAGATAGAGCTTATAATCCATCTTTAGAAATTGTACACACTATCATCGATGGTATTGAAGTTGCATATCTGCATGATTTAACAACTGATTGGAGTGAGGGGTTAAATGAAAATGGTATTGGTGTTGTAAACTCTGCACTATTAGTTGGACATGATGAAGCAGAACATAAGATTGTAAAAAAAGGTGGTAAACCTGGACCTGATGGTGATAAGATGAGAAACATCATCAAACAACCTACTCTAATGAAAGCCGTTAGAGCAACACTTGAATACAAAGGTAAGAGTGGATTGGCATTAAAAGGACATACATTTGTATCATCCCCAAAACATATGGTTAGTATTGAAACTACATCAAAGCATAAGCCTGATGTTAAACTTCAAAATTCCGAATCGCCTGTTGTTCGTACAAATCACGGACACATGTTCACCGATGCTGGATATACACATGGTGAAAAATACCTATCATCAAAATTGAGAAAAATATCAGCTGAAAAATCAGTTGATAAAGTAGAAGATTGGAAAGGAATAGCACAGGCTATGAGAAAGGAATACTTTCCAAAAAAACCTATGTTAAATATGAAAAGGGACACTAAAGAGATGTCTACTTCTTCGCAAACGGTAATGAATCTGACAGACCGTATATTACAAATTACTTATTTTAAGGATAAAGTAAACGAATTCAAAGGTATTAATAGACAACTACCTGAAGGATACCAACCTAAGATTACTATTGAGGTAATCCCAGTTTAATTTCAACATTTTAATAGAATCATATTTATATACATACAAAATGTAAATATATTAATATGTCAACAGAATTCGAATTATTTAAAGGAAAGAATTTAAGTTCTCTTTTCGAAGACATCTATAACAACCAAACTTCAAAGAAAGCAAAGATAAGTAGTTTAATAGAGGAACTTAAAAAGATGATTAAGCATGCTGGTGATGTGGCTAGTGTAGGACCTATCCTATCTTCACTAATTGATAGTTCCGTAAAGAACGATGACCAATTAGTTAAACTTGCAACAATTGCAACTAAAATTATAGCATCAGAAAAGAAAACCGAAGGACAGGATGGATTCTTAACTGAATTTGAAAAGAATCAATTACTTAAAGAGTTGGAAGAAACTAAACAAGAGGTTGAAAGAGTAGATGATTTGGAATTTGAATTAGAGGATTTAAAAAAGAAAATGAAGTAATATGCAAAGTGGAAAAACGGCAGCAGGTTTATCGGCGCAACTTTTAGGTGGAGCTACTTCTAAGGGATTTGGTGTAGTTTATGGTGTTATATTAGATGAAAACCATGAATATATAAAAAATAGAGAAGATGTTGTTGGCAATGAATCAAGTTTTATAGGTGCTATTTTATATAAACTAACATCACAACCATCATCCGACAAAGGAAGTTTACCGGTAGCGTATCCATTTGATAAAAACTTCAAAAATATACCTACTAGAAACGAAACAGTAGAAATATATGAAAGTCCTGCTGGTGTTACATTATATAGAAGAATTGGTAATGAAATTTCACCAAATGCACAAGCAAATGAAGAATTTATATCATCAACGTTTGGAGCAGTACCTACCGATTCGGATAAGACAAAAGATATTAAAAAAGTTGAGGCTACTGGTACTGTTAGAAGTAATGTTAATGAAAATAAAAAATATGATGGACTTGGTGATTATTTTACAAGAACACCAGGTATACATAAATTAAAGTTATATGAAGGTGATAGTTTAATTGAAAGTCGTTTTGGGCAATCGATAAGATTTAGTGGATATAACAATCCTAATAAAAAATTTTCGCCATCGATTATTATAAGAAATAATGAAAATAGCGAATCAAGAAAAAAACCTGTAAAATTTGGTGTTGAAGAAGATATAAATAGAGATGGGACTATTGTAGCAATTACATCGGACCAATATGAATTACCATTTCAGCCGGGAGTTATTGATGATAAAGGTAAATCTAATTTTGAAACAAAACCGGATTCGTTTTTTAACTATCCAACAAAATTAAATGGTGACCAAATACTGGTAAACTCTGGGAGAATAATACTTTCTGCAAAAAGTGGAGAAATGATTTTTTATTCTAAAAAAGATTATGGATTTATTTCAGATGGTGGATTATCAATAGATAATAAATTAGGAATTGATATAAGTGTTAAGGATGATTTTAATGTAATAACTAACGATAGAAATATAGCATTTCATACTGGTAAAGGTTCTATATTTTTAGGAAACGAAAACTTAGAACCATTGGTAAAAGGGCAAACTTTGGTTGATATTCTTGCGGAACTTATAGATGCTTTAGCAAATCAGCAATACCTAACCCCATCGGGTCCAACTAAAGTAGGACCTGAAAACGTACCAACTTTAGCAAAAATAAAATCAAAGCTAAATACAATTTTAAGTAAATTAAATCAAACATCTTAACAAATGTCAAACGTAATAACTCCTACAAATACGCCGGCATTATTAGTTCCATCTGGTTCTGCTGCACCTAACACTCAACTACCCACAATACGAAGGGGTGATAAAAATGATTCTGTTAAACTACTGCAAACTAAATTGGGTGTAGAACCATTGGGTATATTTGGACCTAAAACAGAAGAAGCTGTAAAAGCATTTCAAAAGAAAAATGGATTAACTGCCGATGGTGTTGTTGGTAAAAATACTTGGGATAAATTAAATGTTTTACCAAAAGCCGAAGTATCAAAATTAGCAACTTTAACTAGTTTAGCTAGACCACCATTACCAACTTTCTCAATATCTACTGAAAATTTACAACAACTACAACAAAAAGCACTAAATAATATACAAACTTTACAACCACAGGCACTATCAAATATAGCTGGGCAAAATGCAGCAGGTAGTTTTCTTGGTGGAGCAGGTGCTGCAATAGGTGATACTGCAAAGAATTTAGGGAAAACTTTAGGTGGAAATATTAGTTCAGCTGGAAAGGATATAGCTAATCAAGCTAAAGAAAATTTAAAAGGGTTAAAGGATGTTGGGAAAAATTTAAAAGATGCATTTCCAAAACAATTACCAAAAATTGAAATACCAAAAGTTCAATTACCGAAATTACCTAAGTTTAAAAAGAAGGAATTACCAGAACCTAAAATAGAGAAAAAAAAGAAAAAATTAAAAGATAAATTAGCCGCAGCTAAAGCGTTTGCAAATCAATTAAAAGATACTGCTGCTGGTTATAAGGCTGAAGCGGATAAAATAAAAAAAGCAGCAGAAAAAGCTAAAAACGATATACAAAATACTGTAAATCAAGCTACAAATGCAGTTCAAGGTGCAGTAGGTACGGTAACCAATTCAGTAGGAAATGTAGTTAATGGAACATTAAATACTATTACTAATTTGGAAGGTCAAGTTACTAATGCTATATCAAATGTACCAGGTGCACTTACTACAAATTTAATGACAAATATATCAAAGGCACAGGAAGAAAAATTAAAAAAATTACAAGAATCTTCTAAAGATGCTTTGGATTCTGCAAAACCAAAATTTGATAAAGCAAATCAAGCTATGGAAAATGCAAAAAAAGTTATGCAGGGTTCTAGTGTAAACGGAGGTAAAGAACCAACACCACAATCTCAATTAGGATATACCTATGAATATAGAGTAATTGATAAAAAACCACGACTAACAGTGTTCAAAGATGGTGTTAGGATTGATGGGGCATCATTTAATAAAAATTATAAAGAAGAAGATGCTAAACAAGACCTTATAAATAGAAATAAAACAAATCATCCGGATATAATTAATATGAGAAGAATAAATTAGTAAACTATGTCTTGGCAAATATTTAAAGATAATATGGTGAGTTTTTATGACAACCCAGAAAATATAAGCGATATTGATAAAGTTGCTAAAAAATGGGCTGATGAATACGATGCTGCTATAAAAAGAGGTGGTGATACTATCAATAAAATAAAAATACAAAATGGTAATAAAGCACCTATGGAGCAGTTATTTAAATCTGCTTTACAAAAAGGTTTATCATCAACAGCTCCGTATGATTTAGTTGGAGAAATGGGAAAGGGTGTTATTGCATATTGGAGTGGTGCTATAATGCAAAATGTTCCAATACCATTACAATTACCACCTGGTGCAACTGCAAACGTTTCCGTAACATCAAATGTTGTTTTGAATCCTGGTCAATGGATAAAACCTATACCTGGAACCGAACTACATACTTTTAATGATGAACCTGATGAATTTTCAATTGCAAATGATATAGATATGCCTTCTGCGGAAAACGCAGCTAGTGATTCACCAATAACGGAAGAAGAAGTTCAAATAGAGGCACAAAAATTTGGAGATAATTTGCAAGAAGAATTTGATGCCGGCGGATTTCCACCACTACCAACTGCAACACTAGAACTAATACAAAATCCCGAAGTTATTGATTATGATGCTGGATTGCCGGTACCGGGTACAATAGATATAACACAAACCCCTAAATTAACATTTTCAGAAACTCAAGTAGAATCTGAATTTAAAGCAATATTAGTTGGTGGACTTGATAATAGACAAGGTGATTTAAAAATTGACCAACAAGAAGAATTGTTTAAGCAGGGATTTGGAAATGTAAAGGTTAAATCATTTGTATTTGCTACTACTTCAGCAACTGTGATAAAGTTTTTATCAGAATATCCAAAATTACCAATATTTTTGTTTAGTAAAGGTTGTGAAATATCTGAAGCACTTTCAAAAAGTAATGTAGTAGATAAAAATAACTTATTTATTATAGAACCTTATGCAACATCAGCAAATACGAAAAAACAAGTAGAAAACTCTATAAAAAACGGAGTACCTGCGGCTAATGTATATACAGGTCCATCAACTGGTAGAGGTGAGGGTATAGCTGGAGCATCCAAAACACCAAGCGGTATTGACCACTGGGGAGCATTAAAATATGTTGGTTCTCAAAAAGCTAGTTTAGCATCGCAGAAATTTTACAAAGCACCTACACAGGAATCAAATGGAGGTGGTGGTGAACCACAAATATATACAAATGTGGGAGCAACAGCGGATAACTCAGCTCCACCTGGTTTTGAAAAATATGTAGTAACCACTCGAAGTAAAACTGCAAGAAAAGGAGCTAATAAGCCCGATGGACCTAATGGTGGTATTCCTTATGAAGCTATGAGAAAAATAGTTAGACCGGGATATATCGAAGGTACGGTATATTTACATCCAGAAGCAGCAGCTACATTTGAATTATTTTTAGATTTTTTGACAGAAAACGCAATAGATGTTGAATTTACACCAGGAGGAGGATTTTATAGAGATTATGAAGCCCAAGCTAGATTATGGGACACTCTAGAAAGAGGAAGGGCGGCTGTGCCTGGTCATTCTAATCATGGTTGGGGTATAGCAATTGATGTTCGTACTTTATGCATACAAACGGAAGGAGCAGCATCAAAATTAGGAGTATCAGCTACTCAACCAAAGCCAAATCAAATTGTAAGAGGTCAAGCGTTGTATAAATTTTTTGCAGCTCATGCACCTAAATTTGGATGGTATAATCCGTCCGCTTTATGTGATGGAGCAAAACCAGATGAAACTTGGCATTGGGAATATAAAGGATTTAGTACATTAACTACTGCACAAAGACAAGCATTAATGACCCAATTCACATCCACACCTAGAAAAAATCCACAATATACCATTGCGGAAAGAAAAAAAATGGCTAAAAAATAAATAAACAAAATGGCAGCAGTCCCACCTAGTAAAAATACACCAAAAATAATTGAAGAATTTATTAGATATGCACAACAGCATTTAGGAACAATTACTGGATTGATAAATACTACTTCTGTATTTCCAAGTGCACCAAGTCCTATAATATTACCCTCTGTTGTAAATTGGACAGGATATTTCGTAACACCAGCAACTCCTTCAGTTGCATTAAATTCATTACAGCAATCTGAACTTACCGAAGTGGACGAAGAAGAATTAAAGCAAGAAATTAAAACAGAAGAACAACTAACACGCGAAAATTTAGGCGAAGCTAAAGAAATATTACAATCTGGTACATTTTCTACGGAATTAGATGAAGAAGTATTAACAACTCATATTAGTAACCTTGAAGAAAAAATTGAAAATCCTGAAATCATACGTGAGGGACTTAGAGAACTTAAAATACAACAGAAACAAACTAGTATCTATGGTGATGAAGCACTTACACCAGACCCTACTATGACATTTAATGGAAATAGCTCGTCTGATATTCAAAGTATTTTTAATGAAAACGAAGAACCTAAACAACCTATTAAAAAGCTACCGCAAAGCGAAAATTTAAAATTAATAGAAGCATCACTAATTAAAGTTGGTATAACGGATGTAGCAATAATTAAAGCTGTAAAGGCAAATGCACTAAAAGAATCAGGAGCTCAACCATTAGTTGAAAATATGAATTACTCTAAAACTAGTAATGAAAGAATTAAAAAAATATTTACAAAGAGAGCTACAAAATATACAGATGCTGAACTTAATGAAATAAAGAAAAGTGCTCAATCATTTGGTGAGTTGATGTATGGTCCTGACACAAAGGTAGGACAGACATTAGGTAATACGGCAGTGGGTGATGGTTATAAATATAGAGGTCGAGGATTCATACAACTTACAGGTAAAGGAAATTATGCAGCAGCTTCTTTATCATTATATAAGGATGATAGACTTGTAAAAAATCCTGATTTGGTGGCTACCACCGCCGGTGCAGCCGATACATTGGGATACTTTATAAAAAAGAACATACCAAATATGTCAAAATTGACAGGAATTAAAGCAGTTGGGTCTAATCAAGCCGATGCAAACCAATTGATAACAAGTGTAATTGCTGGCGATGTTGTTAAACGAGGAGGTGCTGGGTTTTTATCATCCGAAGCGTTGGCTAAAGTTGATAAATTTTCTCTACAAGTATAATTTAATTTTCAAAAATAACAATTCAAATATTTATAAACATAACAAATAAGGAAGTATGAATACAGATAAATTATTAAAAGCCATACAAATCTTAATTAAAGAGGAATTGAAAGAACAATTACCTACCTTAATTAAGGAAACTGTTAAGGCCGAAATGAAAAAACTGATAGCAGAAGGTAAACAACCTGCTAAACCTAAAAATACTGGATTATCTATGGCTAAAGCTATGATGGAAGATGAAACTTTGGTAGAGTCTATTGAAACTAAAATGGTAGCTGAAAAGCAATTCAGTAAAAACCCAATGATTAACCAAATTCTAAATGAAACCGCAATGGCACCTGCAAGTGGTGATGGTGGATTCAGAACAATGAATTTTGGACAAGGTGATATGGGTTCAATTGTAGGTAGAACTGCAATTGCTGAAAAAATGGGTTATGGTGATTTAGCTAGAGGACCTCAACCAACTGGATTGGGTGTTCAAACTGGTGTAGCTGAATTGGATAAAGCATTGAATAGAGATTATTCTGAACTTGTAAAAAGATTTAAGAAAAAGTAATGGCAATTGTATTAGGGCAGAAATTAGTTCAAGATACCGCAGCATTTCAAGATTATGCGATAGGAATAACCTTGCCAATACAAATAGGAAATACCGCTTTTAATCAATCGTTTACAACAAAAGAGCAAGTTAGTTCAAATATTAAAAATTTACTATTAACTAAAAAAGGTGAGCGATTATTGCAACCTAATTTTGGTAGTGGTTTACAGGAATTATTATTTGATTTTAATGATGATAGGTTAGCGATTAAAATTGAAGAAATAATCACAGAATCTATTACGAATTGGTTACCTTATGTTGATATAAGACAAATAGATGTAGCACAATCAAACGAAAATAAAGATAGAAATCAAGTTGAAATTTCAATTACATTTGGTGTGGCTAATACTCCCGATTTAAATCAGGTAACATTTACAGTATAATAAATAAAAAATGGCATTAACTACTACAAATAAAAATTTTAGGAATAAAGGTAAGGATATAAAATATATCGGAAAGGACTTTTATGGATTTAAAGAAAATCTAATAGAGTTTACTAAAACTTATTTTCCTAGAACTTATTCTGATTTCAATGAATCATCTCCTGGTATGATGTTTATTGAAATGGCATCATATATAGGTGATACTCTTTCGTATTATATTGATGATACATTAAAAGAGTCAATGATGTCTACTGCTGAAGATACTAGAAGTGTATTGGCATTAGCGCAATATTTGGGATATAAACCAAAAGTAACAGCACCTGCTGTAACAACACTATCTGTTTATCAATTAGTACCATCAATAGGTAGTGGTTTGAATAATAGACCAGATGAAAAGTATTTTTTAAGAATTAAAGAAGGTATGGCTGTTGAATCATCAAGAGATGATTTAGAATTTAGAACAACGGATGTAGTCGATTTTAGTGACCCAACCGATAGAGGTATATCAATATATCAAAGAGATTCTATTACAGGAGAGACAACTTTTTATTTGATAAAAAAGTTTGTACAATGTATTTCAGCTACAATGGTTGAGAGAACATTTACGTTTGGTAATTACGAACCTTTTCAAAAAATAGTTTTAAATGATAGTAACATTATTGATATACATGATGTTAGAGATACTAATGGCAATAAGTGGTACGAAGTTCCATATTTAGCACAAGAAATGGTTTTTATACAACAACCAAACACAGAAGCAAATGATACGGATTTGTATCAATTTAAAGATACTGTACCATATATTTTAAAAACAATAAAAACACCAAAAAGATTCGTAGTAAAGGTAAATGAAGATTCTACTATGACAATTCAATTTGGAGCAGGAGACCCATCTGCTAGTGATGAAACTTTAATACCAAATTTAAAAAATGTTGGATTGGGACTTCCTAATTCAATAGATAAGTTAGATGAATCGTTTGACCCTACTAACTTTTTGAAAACAAAAACATACGGAACATCCCCAGCTATGACAGATATAACCGTTAGGTATTTAGTGGGTGGTGGGGTAAATTCAAATATTTCGGTTGGTGAACTTACAAGAATAAGAGGTATAGAATTTGACGAAGATGTTCAAAAATTAAATAATATTGAATCAGCAATATACAATGCTACAAAAAATTCAGTAGCAGTTGATAATGAAATTGGAGCTTCTGGTGGTAGAAGTGGAGAAACGCTGGAAGAAATTAGACAAAATGCTTTAGCAAACTTTGGAGCACAAAATAGAGCAGTAACTACTAAAGATTATCAAGTTAGAGTATTATCAATGCCAACTAAATTTGGAGCAGTAGCCAAATCTTATGCAATAGCTGACGGTAAATTAGATAATAATTCACCTGCATCAATTTTAGCATCACCAAACGCATTACAAGAATTTACGGATTTAGTAATGAGTTTTGTAAATAAACCAGATGGAGAAGAACCATCTGTAAGGACTGTACAAGAAGAAATTCAAAAATATTTAATTGGAAAAACTTCCAACGAAAATGAAAAAAACAATCCATTCGCAATTAATCTTTATTTATTAGGTTTGGACCAAAATGGTAGATTAGCTCCATTAAATAGAGCAGTTAAGGAAAATTTAAAAACATATTTAAATGAGTACAAAATCTTAACAGATGGTATTAATATGAGTGATGGCTTTATTATTAATATTGGAATAGACTTTCAAATAACAGTGTATCAGAACTATAATAAAAGTGAAACTTTAGCTAAATGCATAAGTGAATTAAAAAGTTATTTTAATATAGATAATTGGCAATTTAATCAAACTATAAATTTAAGTGAAGTTGAATTGTTAATTGCAAACGTTGAAGGCGTATCATCCGTTCCATTTATACGAATTGAAAATAAATGCGGAGACAATTATTCTCCTAATTCATATAATATAGAAGCGGCCACAAAAGATAAAATTGTATATCCTTCATTAGACCCATCTATATTTGAAATTAAATTTCCGGATTCGGATATAAAAGGTAGAGTACGATAATGGCATACTATTTCATGACAGCATCAAAGGATGCAACGGTATATCTTCAACAACCAAACCAAAATACAGGTTTGGATGAGATATTAGAGGTAAGTAAGATATTCTATGGAACAGTTAAAGATGTTTCAAGAGCATTACTAAAATTTGATGTTGGTCATTTATCAAAATCACTATCTGATGGTTCTGTAAAAATGAAAAATGCATATTTGGTATTAAAAGAAACTGAAAGTGAAGAAATTCCTTTAGATTATACATTATATGCGTATGCAATATCTGGAAGTTGGAATATGGGTAAGGGTACTAGATTTGATGAAATATCTACTAGTGGTGTTACCTGGAAACATAGAGAAGGTGATACAAAAACAGAATGGTTAGAAAATAATTTAGCAGTAGGTACTACATCAAATCCAAACGATGGTACTGGTGGTACGTGGTACACATATAATGCAGCATCTCAATCTTTTAATTATAGTACGGCTGATATTAGTATGGATGTTACTGATATGTTAAAAGCATGGATGAGTGGTTCTATTCCAAATGATGGGTTGATGGTTAAATTTGCTAACGATAAAGAAAATGATGTAAATGATTACGGAATTGTAAAATTATTTAGTAAAGAAACACATACAATACATGAACCAAAAATCATAATAGGGTGGGATGACCAATCGTATTTAACAGGCTCTTTATCTGAATTAGTTTCTGATGATATTAAAGTAGGTATTACTAATTTGAAAAAAGAATATAAAGTAAATACAATAATTTCTATGAGAGTATTTGCAAGAGAAATGTATCCATTAAAAACATTTACAAATTCGTTCGCATATAATACAATAAAATATTTACCGAAAAATTCTTATTATCAAATAAGAGATTTTGCAAGTAATGATGTTATTGTACCTTTTTCAGAATACTCAAAAATTAGTTGTGATTCTAATGGAAATTATATTACTATTGATTTTACAAATTGGCAATCTGATAGAGTTTATAAAATAGAATTTAAAATTGATGGAATCAATGGTTCTCAATATATAGATACTGAATTAACTTTTAATGTTGTAAAGGATTAAAAAATGGTAAAAGGTGGTTTAAAAAATGAAGCTTTAATAAGTGAACTATTACGAAGTGGTTCATCGGCTATCAAAACTAAAAATGAATTTGGTGTTCATATATTTAGTGGTTCGATAGAGAACGATGGTATTATTTCTGGACAACTTACTAAGCCAAAATATAATCAACAAGAACTAATAAAAGCATTAGATACAACAATTGTTGAGTTGATTGATATAGAAGCACCATTAACAGAGCCAACTATATTAACATCAACTTTTAATGAAGCAACTAAATCTGTTGAAGATTTAACAGAGGTAGTTGAAGCTCTGAATGATACAGTATTACGAATGGATGGTAAGATAAAAGAACTAGAAATCGTAACACAGAGTTTAGCAATCGAATTAGACTCCAGAGATTTGAATGTTACTGTTTTAGAAAATCAATTACAAAGTATGGCTTCTAGAGTAGAATCATCTACCATTGATTTACAAAATGCATTACAAAAAGCAACGGCAGAATCAATTCAAAGAGTGTCATTAGCGGCTAGAAACTTATCACTAACTCAAGAGAATGATTTATTAAAAGAGCAATTAAGTAGTGCACAAAACCAAATAATTAACTTAGGGCAGACTATAAATCAATTAAACACTCAATTAAATGCCAATCAAACGCAATTAATTACAGCTAATCAACAACTTACAAATGCAACAACTAAGAAAAAGAAAATCATTTGTAACGAATTATACAATCAAGGTTTCTTACCACAACATATATGGGATGCGGATGAACGTTATGGTGAGATGATGTGGAATATAGACAGAAGATTAGTTATAGGATATGGTATATGGGCTAGAGGTGTTGTTGAATTTATGAGAAAAAATCCTAAATATACAAAATACGTTTATTTATTAGTAAAACCTTGGACGGAGTTTATGGCTTATGAAGTTGGTACTCTTAAAAAGAAAAATTTGTTAGGGAATGTTATACATTTCTTTGGTAAGCACTATTCATATTTTGTATATGATTCATATATAAATAAAAGAAAAAAATTAGCATGGCAATAAAAGCTCTAAAAGATATTATTAATAACAAAGGCTATCAAATTACTGCTAATGACAGAAAAGTTTTTGAAGAAGAAAATCTTCAATCATTTTTTGGATTTGGAGAAACTGATTCCATAGAATTTATTATATATGATTCATCTGATAATCAACTGCCACAAAGAAACGGCGAGTTAGTAAGATATATTCCATTGACAAGTTCTAATATAAGTGATTATTTTTTACTACCAGAAGGAACTCTTTTAGAACAATATAAATTTCCAAAAGAATACTTTATAGATGCTGAAAGATTACTAAAGGAAGCTGGATATGAAAATGGTGTTTTTAAAACAAGCGTAACACTTATTAATAAAAGAGTAGGTAGTGAGAGTACAAATAATAAAGTTTGGATTTCTGAAATTTCACCATCAAGAACAGAAATAAGATTATTTCCAATAAAAAAAGGATTAGATGAGATTTCATATAACTTAGGATTGCGTTATGAAATTTTTAGAAAAAACGGAGAATTTAGAGATGATACTATTGCATTAGCTTTTAATTTTGTAGAAAAAATAACGCCAGCGGGTATCAAAGATTTTATGAAATCTAAATATACTGAAAAGTGGTATAATAAAATGGTTAGTGAATTTAAAATAAAAGATTTTGATATTTTTGCAAATGATGTTCATAAGCTTTTTGTTCAATCTTGTATATATGAATTTACAAATAGAATATCCAAAATAGATGACCTAAATTATGGAAAGCCAAAAAAAGAAAAGCCACCTATTGGGTTATCTAAAGAAGAAATACGTGAACAATGTAGAAACTTATTAGTACAATCTATAATCAAATATTTACCCTTACAGGATATAAATACAAAGGTATCGTTTGATGAAGGTAAATTGGAAGGTATCAATGAAGTTAAAATGATTTTGCAAAGATTAGAGCAAGATACATTAATTGATACATCATCGCCTGTTATAACAAAAATAGAACAGCGAAAACCATTTCAAACCGATGCACAAATAGCATTTAAAAAATTATTGGATGTACAAAAACCACCTGTGGTTGATTTAGGACCTCCTCCTAAAATAGTACTACCAATAGATATGCCGCCTTATGTAGAACCCGAACCAGTAATCGTAAAAGAAATTGTAGTTGAAACACCATCATTTGGTGGTGGAAGTGGAGGTGGTGGTTGGGCTAATTATGAAACTGTTAGAGATTTTTCCGATGGTCTTAGAGTTATAGACCTTGAAAGAGCTGAACTTAAAAGAGAATATATAAAGTAACAAACTATGGTGTATGTAGGAACAAATGATTTTAGTTTAGATGGCGGTCTATTAAATGATGGACAGGCTGTCAAAGGTTTCTTTACACAAGACGCAGCTGTTGCTATTGATTTAGGTGGAGGTAGCGGTGGTGGTGGAACTATAAGTGGTGGTGGGGGAGGAACTATTACCATATCTAACGAACCTGGTTTAGCAAATAGTAATTTAGGAAAACTAATTTATATACAATCTTCGATTGATGGTTGTTCTATTATAAGAAATGGAGCGAATACGTTTGCAACAACAAATAATTCAATAACTCTAACTACTGAAGAATTAGTAATACAACCTGTTTCAATTACTTTAAATAAAACTGGATACAAGTTTAACGATGAATATATATTTGATGTTGTAACTAATCCAAATTATATACCATATACACAACCTCTATCTACAATTAAGGTTGACCCTTATAGTAGTTTATATGGTTATCAAGATTTTAATAATTTACCAAATTTAACATTTGGTGAATTAGGTAGAGTTGAAGCACCATCTGGTGTAACGTTTTATGGACAACCATACATACCAAACACAGGAAGACAAGATGTTTATTCTGCTCAACCTGGTTTTGTTATGAGGGTAAGGCATTTAATAAACGGAGTTGAACAAGTTTTTAATTATGATGCTGGTAGCTCATCGATAACAATAAAATTTGATAATAATAAACCAGAAGTAAAAGATATTGTTTTAGACCCACCTGTATTACCTACATTATTTAAAGTTAGTATTAATCTTAATGGTATTGGTGATTCTATTCAAGTATTAGCAACTAATGCCGAAATAAAAACAATACCAATAAATTTACAAGCAGGAGTAAATAATTTTGAGTTTGCAGCAGGAACAAAGCTAATTGTGAGTAC